CAAAAACAGTCAAATCCGTTACTTTCCTATCTAAAATATCCTCCATTGTATCAAAAAGCGGTTTTTAAAATTTAAAATTCAATTTGTGGGGCTAAAATACTTATTTTTAAATAAATAGACAAAGTTATTTAAAGTATTTTTGAGCATAAATAAAATTATAAATTCATGTTTGAACAAATCTTAAAGGAACTTAAAACTAAATACAAAGATTTGGGGTTAAGTGAAAATGTTTTGAAAGCTACTGCGGAGTTTTTAGGCGGAGCGGTCAAAGAAGAGAGCGAAATTGAATCCGCTGTTGCGGGGGTAGAGGGAATGTTGAAAGTCCAGCAGTCCATAGCAGACCAAAACAGAACCTACAAAGCCAAGATTGAAGAACTTGAAAAAAGAAAAACTGCTGAACCAACTCCAAAAGAGCCAAAAGAAGAACCAAAACCAAATGAAGAGATGCCTGAATGGGCAAAAAAACTAATGGAAGGCTTCACGGCAGTATCCCAAAAAGTAGAGGGCTTCGAAAAGGACAAGCAAAACTTAAGCAACGAGCAGAAATTGATTTCTAAACTCAAAGAACTGGGAGTAAATGAAAACTTCTATAAACTTCAAATCGCAGGGAGAACTTTCCAAAACGATGAAGAAATAGAAATATTTGCTAACTCGGTAAAAGATGCAGAGGCTGGTTTCCTTCAACAACTAAACGACACGAAATTAGGAGATGTAAATCCTCCAAGTTTTGGCGGGAACAATGTTAAAGCAGGAGAAGTAAGCCCTGATGTTCAGGCGTATATTAAACAAAAAACTCAAAACAATGAAGGGAATTAACACAGATTTCAGAAAGGGAAGACAAATCGTTGTCTTTGACCAAGTTGATGCTACCATTCCAGGCGGAGTGCATATTGACAAAACAGAAGCATCGGCAAGATTTACAGATGGAATTATTCCAGCTGGGACAGTAGTAGTTCCACACACAAACGGAACTTATAAGCCTATAAAAGATGCATTGACTGCAGCGAATGTAAAAGATGCCGTAGGGCTTACCATGTCAGACATCGTGATAGATGACTATCCATTAGTTTCTATCGTAGTGGCAGGGATAGTGAGAGTAAATGCTTTGCCTGATAAAGAAAAAGCAGGTGCGGCTTTCTTAAAAACAGTGTTGCCAAGAATTACTCAAATCTAAGGAGGTAAAAACTAAAAAACCATTTAAAAAACTAAAACATGAGTGTAATAAACGCAAATACAATTATTCCAGAGTTTAGAGAGGCGGATATGGGAGCAATCCTTAATTCTAATCCGCTTGGGAATTTGCAGGTTTTCAACTTTTTCCCTACTGCTTTTAGCGCAGGGCTGACATTTGGAAACTTGGAGGGAGAATTAGGAGCAAAAGTAATGGCTGATGTGGTAGCATTAGACAGTAATGTTCCTTTAAAAGGGAGAGAGTTTATCGAAAAGGTTAAGGGAGAAATTCCGAAGATTGAAGTAGGTAGGTCTAAAAACGAAAGAGACTTTTTTAGAATCAATGAATTGAGAAACGCTGTTGCCCTATATCCTAACAATGCTAACATCAAAAGCCAGCTTATCAATGCTATTTATGATGATGGTGTTTTTGTGGTGGATGCTATCAATGCAAGATTGGAGCATATGGGTAAATCGCTATTGTCAAAAGGTCAATACATCGTAAAGGATGGAGTGAAAATTGACTTTAAAGTGAAAACAGAAAATGCATCTTTGGACTGGTTCTTACCTGCAAACAAGGACACATTTGACCCTATTGAGGATTTTAGAAAAGCACAGGCAGAAGCACTTAAGAAAGGATTCCGATACACTACTGCGGTAATGGATTTGGCTACTTTCAACCAGTTTGTGAAGTCTAAAAAAGTAGTTGCATTTACAGCATCTTTTGCGCAAAATGCATTAGGAATTTCTCAAGAGCCTACATTGGTTCAATTGAACACAGCTTTGGCTGCTCAAAATTTACCAACGATTACCATTTGGGAAAGTTATGTAAACGAGGAAGCGAAAGATGGAAGCATTACAGCTACCAGCGGTTGGGAACTTGGAAACATCCACTTGGCAACTTCAACAGATTTCGGTGCTACGCAATATACCATTTCGCCAGAAGCAGGAATCAACCTAAATGAAACTTCAAAAACAACTGTTAATGATTTCATTTTAGTGTCTGTATTGGGAGAAGCTAACCCAATGAGAGTGCTTACAAAGGGGACTGCATTTGCTACGCCAGTGCTTAACAACACAAGACAGAAACTTATCTTGAAAACTAAACTTTCATAATGAATATAGGGGATTACATTAAGGAAAAATTGGCGACTTGGTCTGTGGATTTATCGGCGGACAGAATAGATGCTGAACTTGAAAGAGTGGGGCTTTCTTCTTCTGATGTGGTAGGGAGAGAGACTAATTTGGATTTGTTTTTCTACAATGTAATCCCTGACATTATGATGCAGCCAAGCAGTATTTCAGAGGGCGGTTATTCTGTTAGTTTTGATAAGGATGTAATCAGAAGTTATTACAATTTTCTTTGTGGGAAATTGGGAAAACCTAACATGTTAGAGCAAAATAACAGCATAAAAGACATTACAAGCAGATGGCAGTAAAGCAATATCCATACAGACTAAAAGCGCTAATTCATTCTGAAGGATATTTTGATGAATCTACGGCAGAATGGACAGAGGGAACATCAGAATGGGTAGATTTTGGAGTTTGCCGTGATGAAGGCTCAACATCTAAGAAACAAACCGAAGATGGCGAGTTTTACATTCAAACTTCTGTAATATATGCGCCAAAGTCTATTAAAAACATAGATAAAGGCACAAAAGTGCAGGTTTGGAATGGGGAAGAATTGAGATTAGAGGGCAATGTCGTGAATTTTACAAAAGACCAATTACACACGAGGATATGGCTATAATACCGAGGTTTAATATGGGGGATTTTGAAAAAATTTTCCAACATGCAGAAAGCCAAGCCGAGGAGCAGTTTATCAGAATCCTTAAATGGGTAGGCGAAAAGGCGGTAAACGAAGCGAAAGAAAATGGAAATTACCAAGACCACACGGCTAACCTTCGTAACTCTATCGGATATGTGGTTTCAGTAGATGGTCAGGTTGTGGATGAGAACTTTAATGCTTCTAAACATGGCACAGAGCCAAGTAATGAAGACCCTTTAAAATATGGCAGAACTCTCGCTGTTGAAGTTGCTCAATCTAAAAGAGGAATTTCCCTTGTGGTAGTAGCAGGTATGAGATACGCCTCTTATGTAGAGAGCAAGGGCAGAGTAGTTTTAACCAGCGCAGAGCAGTTTGCTTCCCAATATCTGCCTAATTTATTAAAACAATTAAAATGAAGAAGACAGTATTAGATGGCAAACAATGGATTTTAGAACTGCTTTTAAAGGCTGGAATAAACAATGTTATCAGTGGTAAAATCTACAAAGATAAGCGCCCTGCTGACAGCCAAAAAGAAGATATTGTGATAAACTCCCTTACAATGACTAACCATTTTTTACAGAATGGGGTCTTTAATGTGAACTGCTATGTTCCGATGATTGAGGTAAAGGTAAACAATGGGATAACCCAAAAACAGAAGAACGCAAAACGCCTTAAAGAAATTTCAGATGCTGTTTATTCTGCATTGAGCGAGGTTTGGGAAGAAGAATTCAATCTTGAAGTTGTTAATCATCAGGAATTTGAAGAAGATAATTTTAACTACTATAATTTTAGAATAAGCCTAAACGCTTATTATTAACCAATAAACTAATAATCAATATATTATGGCAAAGGAAGTAAATATCGGTATTGCTTCAATAAAAGTTGGAGATATCGCCTCTGATGGAGGTATGGGAACTGTTTTAGCACCACTGGGAGAAACAGCAGAAGATTCTTGTAAGCTGACATTCGGTGACCAAGAAGAAACGGCTTTCTATGTGGAGGAACACGATAACCCTATCCATGTGGAATACAAACAAGGAGATGTTGATTTGACATTTAACATCTATGAATATGATTTTGACACTGTGGTAAAGGTGTTTGGAGGAAGCGTAGACTCTAATGTTTATAAAGCACCTGTAGTGCCTGTAACGATTGAAAAATCGCTGGAGCTAAAACCAAGAAAAGGGAAAACATTTAAATTCCCAAGGGTGTCTATCACGGCTAAATTCACTTCTGACATTGGGAAGAAAAACCTAATGGCAATAGAAGTAAAAGCAAAAGTTTTAAGCCCTAAAAAAGAGGGAGAGCCAAGATTTACGCTAAGCTAATTGTTTTTTTAATCTTTCTTTAAAGCCTGTCTGCGAGTTTTTCAGGCAGGCTTTTTTTAATGCAGATATGAACGGTAAAAAGTTAGAACAAGAAGAAATCAACCTGCTTTTAGATAAGGGTTTTGAAATAGAGGTTTGTGTTTTAGGAATCAAGAAAACTTTTAAATGTAAAAAGATGAGTTTGGGGCGGATGCTGAAATTATCAAACATATTCATCAAAATGGAAATGGATGAAGAACTATTGACATCAGGGAGTTTTCAGGAGCAAATCGCTATGCAGTATCAGGCGGTAAGCAAGAACACAAAGAATGTAGCAAAGGCAATGGCGGTGTGCTTTGCAGATAATTTTCTTGTCAGAAAGTTTTTAGAATGGTATTTCCTGAAAAACTATACACCTAACGAACTTTTAGAGTTTGCTCAAAACCTTTTGAAGACTGCTAATTATGCAAATTTTATAACCTCTATCGCATTGATGAACGGAAACCGACCGACCAAAGCAAATCCGATAGAGAAGAAATAAAATCTATCTACGGCATTATGGGGCAAATATGCCATCATTACGGCTGGACATTAGATTATCTGCTTTGGGAAATAGACTGGCGTATTGTTCAAAGAATGCTGATAGATACTCCATCTTATGACTCGGAGAAAAAGGAGGGAAAGGAAGTAATAAACTACGAAGAACAGACAGCGGAAGAACTGGAAGAGTTATTCAATATGTATAAAAACTAATAATCAATGAACACAAATCAAGGGGCTTTATATTTCGGTGCTGGAATAGACATGAACGAATGGCGCAGAAACATCACAGAGATGCGACAAGATATTTTAGGTCTTACCCAGCAGACACAGAGGGAAACCCAGCAGATGGACAGCGCTTTTAAGAATCTATCAATAGGCATTGGGGCTTATTTTTCTGTTCAGGCACTGCAAGGTTTCACGCAGCAGCTCATCGGTGTAAGGGGAGAGTTTCAGAAAACTGAAATAGCCTTTGGCACGATGCTCAAAAGCGAAGAGAAAGCACAGGCTCTTATGGGGGAAATGGTGGATTTGGCAGCGAAAACACCATTTGGTTTAACAGATGTTACCGATGGAGCGAAAAGGCTTTTAGCGTTTCAAGTTCCAGCCGAGCAGGTGGTAGATACACTTCGTAGAATGGGAGATGTAGCGGCAGGACTTGGCGTTCCTATGGGGCAGTTAATCCATGTTTATGGACAGGTAAAGGCACAGGGTAAACTGATGACCAATGACTTATACCAGTTTATGAACGCTGGTATTCCTATGACTGCTGAATTAGCAAAGGTAATGGGTGTTGCTGAAAATGAAGTGAAAGACCTTATTTCTGCTGGAAAGGTAGGGTTTCCAGAGGTTCAAAGCGTTATCAATAACCTAACCAATGAGGGCGGATTGTTCTTTAATTTGATGGAACAGCAGTCGGCTTCATTATCTGGGCAAATCGCCAACTTGGAGGATGCTATTGAGCAGATGTATAATAAGATAGGCGAAAAGACAGAAGGCTTTTTATCCAGTGGGATACAGGGAATCACTTTCCTTGTAGAAAACTATGAAAAAGTAGGTGTAGTATTAGCAGGATTGGTTGGGACTTATGGAGCATATAGAGCAGCCGTAATTACCCAAGTTGCGGTAATGAAAATTGCTAACATTCAAGGGGTTTATGATGTTGCAACGAGACACTTACAGATAGGAGCAACAATAAAACAAATAGCCCTACAAAGCCAACTAAATGCTGTTATGATGGCGAACCCTTACGCTCTTGCTATCGCTGGGGTAGTAGGACTTATAGCGGTGCTGTATAGTTTGGACACTGCATTAGAAAGCGGAGCGGAGAAACTTCAGAAGATTAACAAAGAAACAGATGATTATAAGAATGAGGCTCAAAATTTAATTGGGACTATTAAGAGCGAAACTGCTACCATCTACGAAAAGCAAGAGGCTTATAAGAAGCTTTTAGAGATTGCTCCTGAAACTTTCAAAAATATGTCGCAGGAGCAGATTATGGCAATGAATCTTACAGAGGTTCATAAAAAGCTCAACGAGGAATTAGAAAAGAATCAGGGCAAAAAGATAGAGGCTACTCTGGAAGATATGAAGAAAGAGATGGATAGCCTTTTGAAGTTAAAAGACTTAAATGTAGATGATGCAGATGGAAGAATATCAGGCAGAATAGAAGAATTAAGGAAAGGTATTGCTGATATAGAAAGGGCTGAAAAGTCACGAGCAGAGGCTATTATGTCCCAAAACGCTCCATTAGAAGAACAATTAAACTATTGGAAAGATGAAGAAAAGAAGATAAATGATGTTATAGAGAAAATCAAAAAAACACATCCTGAATTAGACACTGCAAAAGCAAAAGCAGGGGAAATTCCTGCACAATTTGCAAAGATGCAGACGGCAATAGATGGGTTGGACTTTGCAGGGCTTATATCAAGGCTTAAATATGTTCAAAATCAGGCAGGTAGTGTTAAAAATGCTCTACAGATAGGAGAGGATGGCTCACATAAAAAAGCCGATAAATACCTGAATAAAAACGAGGTTGAAGCCGAGATAAAAAGGCTGCAAGAAGAAAAAGCTGAATTAACTGAAATAGCCCAAATCAAGGAAAAAAACAAAGAGATTGATAAATACAGACTTCTGGCTAAAAAATGGGATGATAATCCTTTACAATCCTCAAAGCCTAAAAAACAATCAGGCGGAAGAAGTAAGGCTGATGCTCCATTAGCAGGTTCGCTTGGTGCGTTAGAGAGCGAGTTGTCTAAAATCAACGAGAGGCTAAATAACAAAACACTAATTTCTGATGCTAAAACACGAGCGACTCTACTTGCAAAAAGGGAAGCGCTGGAAAAACGAATAGCAGAAGTCAAAAAGCTGTATATCAAAAAATCTTTTGATGAAGAGATCGCCGAACTGGAAAGGCAGTGGAAAGTTCGCTATCAGATAGAAGCAAAATACGGAAAAGAAACGGCTAAAAATCAGTTTTCTGACCTGAAAGGAAAGAGCTATTTCGATGAGATTAAAAGCAGGTTTGATGCTTTGGACAAAAAGCAATTATCAGGCGTTAAATTATCTGATGATGAAATAAACCAATGGCAGAAACTGAAAGAGATTTTGGATTCCCTTACAGGGGAGAAAGACCCTTTTACAAATTGGAAAGAGAGTTTAGATGAGCAGTTAAGCAGTATGTCTACTTTCTCTGAAAAGATAGGCAAGATAAAGGAGGAAATAGAAAACCTTACGCCAGAGCAGAGAAGTCAGGGCTATGAGGCGGAACTACGAAACAGGTTAGATGAGCAGGAAAAAGCATATAAAGAGGCTTACAATCAGTTCTTAGAAGAGCATCAGACCTACAAAGAAAAGGAACTTGCCATTGTCAAAAAATATGCAGATTTGATGACAAAGGCGCAGACCGAAGCAGAACAAAAAAGGGTAGAGGATGCTAAAAATAGAGAGCTGGGAAGTCTATCTATGGATATGTTTATGAGTGGTGATGAGTGGAAAATCGCTTTTGGAGAGTTAGAGTATTTCTCCCAAGATACCCTTAAAAGAATTTTGGCTCATTTCAGGAAGTTTAAGGAAGAAAACAAAGAAAACCTTTCGCCTGATGATTTAGACCGATTAAAAGATGGCATCGCAAGACTGGAAACGGCTACCACGAGAAATCCATTTAAGGCTTTAATCAATTCTCTTAAAGAGTATAAAAGTGCTTTGGCAGACCAAAAGAAAGCCAAAGAAGAGTTTGATAAGGCACTGAATAGCGGAAACATTGATGCTATCATTAAAAAACAAAAAGAACTTACCGAAGCAGAAAGAAGAACAGCAGAGGAAAGAAAAAAGTTAGCCAATGTTTTAAATCAAACTCAATCGGCATTTAATGAGGCTATTCAAGGGATTAACGACATGGCGGATGCTTTCGGTGGAATGAGTGATGCTGCAAGAGATGCTATGGAAGATATTACCAATATCGCTAATTCAGGGATAGACTTGGCAAAAAACATTGTCAGTGGAAATGTTGTAGGCGCTGTAGCATCAGGTATCAAAATGATAGGCTCTATTTTCAAGGCTTTAAGTGGGGACAAGAAAAAAGAAAGAGCCATCCAAAGAGAACAAAGGGCGCTGAATAGATTGAAAACCGCCTATGAAGAACTATCCCATGCAGCAAACAAGGCATTCAATGCAAGGCAATATTCTGACCAAACCAACTTAATCAAGAATTTAGAACAGCAAAGTGTGAGCCTTAATAATATGATTAGGGCAGAGGCGAGCAAAAAGAAGACCGATTGGGGTAAAATATCAGACTGGCAGGGGCAGATAAGCGCAATTAACAGAACGATTTCTGACCTGAAAGAGGGAGTGATAAAAGATGTTTTGCAGACTGATTTAGCAGGTGCAGCATCAAAGGTAGGGGATGCTTTGGTGGATGCTTTTAGCCGTGGAGAAAACGCTGCTCAATCATTGGAAAAAGTAGCCAATGATATGGTAAAAAACCTTGTTAAGAACCAGCTTAACCTGATGTTGCAGAAAAGAATGCAGGGGACTTTACAAAGTTTATTTAAGGCTACTGGGCTTAATGAGGACGGCACAGGAGTATTTAAAGGCTTATCCAAAGAAGACATCGCAAGATTTAAATCAGAGGTTAAAAGCGCAGGAGCAGGGATGCAGTCTTTTTTAGAGGGGTATAAGGAGATTTTTGAGGGTGTAGATAGCAATGATGATAGTCTGAAAGGCGCAATAAAAGGGATGAGCGAAGAAACAGCAAGTGTTTTAGCTGGTCAGTTTAATGCCATTAGGATAAACACAGGAGAAATTTTGAAGAATCAAAAACAAAATTTAGAGGCAATGAAAAACTCTGTTGATTCCCTTGTTAAGATAGAGCAGAATACATTCAATCTGTTTCAGATGAGAAAAGATTTATCTGAACTTAACAACAAGGTAAAAGGAGATGGAAGCCTTAGAGCAAGTGGAATTTAATAAAAACCAATAACTATGAATGAAATTATAGAACACGCAAAAGCATTGGGATTATGTAGTGAATGGTATGAGAAAATGAAAGCCAATCCTACATTGAAAAATCTTTGCGAAATGTATTTCAGGGGCGATGATTGGGCGAAAGAACATGACTTCCCTAAACTGAAAGATTTGAGAAAATACCGAGATGAAATTATGCAGTATGGTCTTTATACAGACTTTTCAGGAATATTAGAAAACATAACTCATCTGGCTGTTTTCGGAGACTCTAATGTGGAATTGGTGTATAACAATTTTGAGGTTGCTCAAATCATCATCAGGCATAATTCAAGGGCAAAAATCATTGCAAGGGATTACGCTATTTTGACTGTTGATGTCTTGGACAATGCCCAAGTGGAAGTAGAAGAGTTAGATAATGCAAAAATCAGGATTTACAGAAAATGAGCGAAGTGATTTACAGCCTAAACGGAAAGTTTTTCAAGGATTTTGGAGTATATATTTCAGATTCCAAAGGACTTTTGGACAAACCTAAACCTAAAGCAAGAAAAACTTACGATTGGGCAGAGCAACACGGAAAACAGATAGACCTTTCTCCTACGAAGTATGATGAACGAGAGATAGAGTTAAAAGGCTGGATAAGAGGCGAAAATTGGCATAAAACAAAGGCTAATTTTGATAATCTTATGTCTGAATTTGACAAAGAAGGTCTTGCTCGGCTGGTTGTAGATTTTGGGAAAGTTTTGGTTTATGATGTCTATTTGTCTGATAGTGTAGAACTGAACAAAACGATAAGAAATGGCGAAATTATCGGCTCTTTCACTTTGAAGATAAAAGACCCTAACCCTGTTAAAAGAATCTTTGTTTTAAAGGGAAATGCTTTGAATATGGCGTTTACTTCGCCTGATTGGATTGTTTTAAATATTGATGGGGTAGAGGAAAACCTAAAAGGCGTTGTCAATGTCAGCAAAACAATACCTAACAGAGTTTTGTCAGGGCAGAAATACGCAGGACAGAATGCAGAAACCACACATTACATCACTATTTCAGGGAATGTAGACCAAATCACAGGATTGACAACAAACAGTGAAGAAGTTTGGAAACAAAAAGAAAATGAAAGCGGAAATATTCCGATTCCTCCAAGTGTTACAGGGGCGTTTTCAAAAGGATTTAGTAAAGGATTTAGAATATAAAAAAAACAATAATCAATGAGCAGTGCATCTAAATTGGAAGAAATAAAAAAACTTCTTCCTGATAACAACAACGGAGAAATTACAGAAGCAAAACTCAGAGAAAGTTTTGAAAAGACTTTTTCTGAAATGGATACTAAAGCAACCAAAGAAGCATTAAAAAAAGTAGAGGATAAAGTCAAAGCAGGAACTCCGACTCCAACACCCAGCGTAAATAACAAACTCGCTGGAAAGAAGATTTCGTTCGTAGGGGACTCTATAACTAACTTTGGAGATACTTCTAAGGAATATAAGACAGCTACTGGATATACCTTTGATGATACTTGGGTAGGTCAGTTTTTGCAATTAACAGGAGGAACCAAAGGAAAGATAGATGCTATTTCAGGCACTACAATGCAGGCGATAACACTAGATGGTGGAGCAATCTACAATACTACACTAGGAAGAGTTGAACTTTTGCCCGAGGACAGCGACTATATATTTGTTTTCATGGGTGCTAATGACCAAAAAAATGATGGTAACCAGCAAGGACATAAACTGGGAACTATAAGACCAAAAGGAACACTAGGTAATTTCGATAATTCTAACCCTAATTTCCTAGAGTTTACGGGAGCTTACCAATTATACTTAGAGAAAATTTTAAAGAGACACGCCAAGGCTGAAGTAGTTCTGATGACTCCTCTTAAAGCGTTTGGTGAGGGGAATGAGACTGATTTAAACAAAGCATCAGACCAATATGCAGAGAGAGTTATAGAGATAGCCAAACTATATGGTCTCAAATGGATTGATACCAGAGAAGCAGGATTTACCAACTACAACCACCAGTTGTTCTTCTCTGATGGTCTGCATCCGAATAAAGCGGGGCATAGAAAATTAGCAAGATTAGTAGCAGAAAAAGTACTAGAATTTGGAATATTAGGAAAATTAAATGCTGCGGATTACTACACTAAGGCTGAAATAGATGAAAAACTAAAAGCCCTGCCAAAAGGGAACGGATCTACATCTTCGGGGGATATTGTTATAGGTGGCGCTAATCTCTTGAAAAACACAGCACTTCCAATGTTTACTCCTAATGGACAGGGTACAGGAAATCCTACTATAATGAGTGATACCACAGGAAGTTTTGTGAGATACACGCCTGATGCTGACAAGGTGGTTTCTACCTATGGTTTGTTCTTGGAAGGAAGTAATTTGGGTAATCATTCCAGAAGCATGGATTTTAGGCATAATCACACATCTAATGTTACTCTTTGGGGGCAAAGCATACCTCCAAATAAATGGACAAGAGTAAAACAAGAGAAATTCACTAACTCCAGTGGGTGGTGTTCTTTTGCCAGTAATATTGTTGGGGTGGCTATTGATATAAGGAATTATAAAATAGAACTTGGAAGTAAGGCAACAGACTGGACACCAAATATTTTAGAATACAACCTTGGGGTTTCTGATACCATGGTAGACACTGTTCTGCCTTGGACACATGATTTAGAGGTTGTGGGAGAAATAAACGGAACTAATGACCGAGTAATTTATAAACTTCCAAGAATAGAGAGTATAGCAGAGATATTAGAATTTAGGCTTATTCAAAGAAATGGTACAGTTACTGAAATCAAAGGGCTGAAAGTGATAACTACCAGCACAGGCAGAAAGGGTGTTGCACTGAAATCCGCAGAAATAGGAGACCCAGTGAAAGTGTATGTAAAAGCTTTATTGAAATAAAAAATAATAACCATGATTGTAATACAAAGAACAGGAACACTGAATTTAAATAACAGAAAACCTATTAGGAGAGTTACCAGCTCTCAACATAAGCAGGTGCTGCTTTCAGAAGATGTGATAGATATCAAGGTAGAAAGTAAATCTCCTTTGGACTTCTATATAGGCGATAAAATAGAATATAGCGGTCGTTTTTTCTATCTTAATTCAATGCCAAAGGTAGTTAAAGAACAAGGTTTTTACTCTTATAATTTGACTTTTGAGGGGGCGCAGTATCTTTTGCGCAAGAAGATTTATTTTAATCTTGATAAAACAGGTTTTCAGACTTCTGCGGATTTTCCATTGACAGGCGAAATAGATATTTTTCTTAAAGTATTGATTAACAATATCAATTCTGTGGAAAATGGCGCTTGGGTTTTAGGTGACTATCCTAAAAATACAGAGGGAAAAACACTTACTTTCTCTAATGAAAATTGTCTTGCTGTGCTGCAAAAGATTTGCAAGGAGTTTGACACAGAATTTGAAATCAAAGAAGATGTAAATACTGGGACAAAGACCCTTAACATTAAGAAAATAGGAAATACCAAAGATTTTGTTTTTGAGTATGGTAAGGGTAATGGTCTTTACTCTATCAATAGGGATAATGTGGCTGATGATGTGGTTACAAGGCTTTATGTATATGGGAGTTCCGATAATATTCCATCTAAATACAGGGATTATTCTGAAAAATTAAGAATGCCTCAAGCACAAGGGGATTACCTGCAAGATGATGAGAAAGTAAAACTCTTTGGGATGAAAGAAGCGGTTAAGGTCTTTGAGGATATTAAACCGACTTTCAAAGGGATAGTTTCAGGGGTTGGAAGATTTGATGAAGCATCAAAAACGCAGGAAATCTTTGTTTCTAATATGGATTTTGACCTTATGGAGAAAGACCAAGAGGGAAACACTAAATATCTGATAGCAGGGACACCAGCAAAACTACATTTCAATAAAGGGAATTTGGCAGGATATGATTTTGAACTTCTTACGCTTACAGGCTATAACCATGTCACAAAATGCTTTAAGGTAAAGCAATTTACGGATGAAAGGGGGCAAAAATTCCCTGACAATAATACCATTTTCAGTTTTGAAGTAGGGGATGAGTTTACTATTACATGTATATCACAAGGGCAGAGGAGAAACTTTTGGAAGCAGGTAAAAACGAATATGCCAAACTCTCTCAAAACAACACGAAATACAGCATCGCAATAGACCCTATGTTTTTGAAAAAGAAGGGGAACGAAAGCACTGTTTTCTTTGAAATTGGCGACTATATCCGTGTGGTAGATAATCCATTAAAGATTGACAAAACGAGCCGTATTATCAGCATGACAAGAGACTTGCTAAATCGTTTTAGTTATACTTTGGAGATTGCTGACACTTATGAAGTGAGTTTTACAGCGAGTGTTCTAAATGATATTAAAGACACGAAAAAGGTGGTAAAATCTCAAACACAGGTTATCAGGGAGAATTACAAAAACGGCTACAAAAACATTTTGGAGTTGAAAGACAGCATTTTTGACACCGATGGACATTTTGACCCTGAACATATCAAACCGCACTCTATTGATACCAATATGTTAAGCGTAGGGGCAAGAAGTCAGAATCTTGTACTGGAGGATGTGGTTTTGAATCCAAATGTAAATGGACAGCCAGCCAATGTTTCTATTAGTGGAGGAAGATTGGTTCATTTCTCTATCGCAGAGGATATTAAGGTTTGGGAGCTTTTACCATTGCAGCAACAGAACCTGCTGGATATAGTGTATTATGTTTATGCCAAAGTAGAGAAAAATGGAACATCAGGAAGTTGGCATATTACAACAGACAAAATCAAGTTTGATGAGATGCCAGATTATTACTATTTTCTTTGTTATCTTCTTTATACACCAAAGGGAGGAAAGAGAGAGGCAGAAGCGATGTATGGCAATGTAACAATGCATGGCGGACAAATCACAGCTGGAAGAATAAAATCCTTAAATGGGCAGACTTATTTAGACTTGGATACAGGGGAGATTTCAGGGAAGATTACATTCGTAATGCCTGATGGGACAACTACTTCCAATGTAGAGAAAGGAATGCTGGGGAACACTATTATAGAGGGCGGAAAAATCAAATCTACCCTTATAAATGTAGAAGAAATTGCCGTAAAAGCAGGGGAGCATGTAAATGCAGATATAGGGAATATTAAGAAAAAAACGGATAATTTTACATCTATTAAGGGCGGTCTTGTTTCTTCTAATATTATTTCTGTTGGGGATGACAAAGACAATCAGAATGCTTTTATTTCAGGTGTTACTGACAAGGGAGGAGAAAGCGTGAGGTTTGGCGCTGGAACAGGTTATAAAAACAAAGACGATGCACCTTTCAGAGTTTTGGCTAATGGTAAGATGATTGCTGAAAATGCAGATGTTTCAGGGAAAATAGATGCTCGAGAGGGGAAAATAGGCAATGTTAAAATACAAGATGGATGGCTGTTTTCAGGAGACCGAAATGCTTCTTTTACATCTATAAATGATGAGTCTTTTATAGTTAGTCAAAAATATGATGATGACTTACTAATAGGAACAGGATATAAAAGTGTTTCTATAGGGAGAACAACAGGTATTACATCAGACCCAGACAACATAGGCGCTGCTATGAAAATAGAGCATATTAGAACGCCTAAAATACCTCTTACGAATGATGAAAATGTAGCCTTGCAGTTAGAAGCGAAAAACAACCAAAAACAAAATATCGCTTTGGATATTACGGCAGGAGATATTCGTGTGCTTGGGAAAAAGGGATACACAGGTAGTTTTAGTATTGTTGTGAAAAACTCAAGTGGATGGGGGGAAAGTAGCATCACTACCAAAATAGATGTAACTAACGGAATAATAACCAATGTGACCCAAAAATAATTAAAAACCGCTTTTAAAAAGTCTATTTTTAGATATACTCTAAAAATGGGCTTTTTTTATTTAGTAGAGAAATAGGGAGTGTTTATTTTTGAGCTTAATACAATTTTTAAGTTTAAAATGATGAATATTAGGGAGTTTGTTTTGAATAATTTGGTGTTGCTGTACAGAGGAGGGCTTTTTGTGAAGATAAATGCTTCGTTCAAATTGTGTATGCTTCCTGCGGTAGCAGTTTCGGTGTTTGAGTATTTTTCAGGGCTTTATACCACGGATTTATCATTCCTCTATGGCGTGTTGCTTGTGCTGATGATAGACCATGTTCTTGGGACTTACCTACATTACTTTGTAGATAAGGATTTCACTTTTAAGGCTAATCTTTTAGGGCTGTTGAAAAAACTAACGGTTATCTTATCAGGGTATTCTATGCTGTTAATTATGCATGATGCACTGGACGAAGTGGAGTTCTTGGATGTCTATTTCAAAGTGATGATAAAATTGATGGTTTTGCTTTATCCTCTTGGGTCTGCTTCGGTTAATTTGCACAAAGTAACGAACGGAGCATTCCCTCCGAGTGGACTTCTGAAGAAGATAAAGAATTTTGAAAAGACTGGTGATTTGGAAAGTTTAAAGGAAAAAACGGAAAGTGATGAAAATAATTAAACTCTTAAAGATTAGCGTTCTCCTGCTGGTGCTTTTTGTGTTGTTTTCGTTGTTGATGGCAGGTTGTGGAGCGAGGAAAGTAAGAAAACACGAGGAAAAAGAAGAGCATAAGACCGAAGTCAAGGAATCGGTAACGAAAGACTCTGTTTCAGAAACGAAAACCGAGGAAACGGCTAATATCAAGACCCTTACGAAGTCTTTGGACTTTGCGATAAAACCAATAGGCAGTGAGCCTGTGCAGTTTAGATTCCTATACAACGGCAATGTTGTAGAGGGAAGTGCTAACGGAGAGGTTTATTTCAAGGACAAAAAGCAGGAAAAAGACTCTATCATAAAGATAATAGAGCAAGTAAGGGTTGAAGTAGAAAAACAGGAGCAAAAACAAACAAAAGAACAACACAAGCAGACAAAGGAAGAGAAACAATCCGAGCGAGCAGAAAGCTGGGCTGTTTATCTGGTTTTGGTAATCGTTGGAATGTTCCTTTGGGAGAGATTGGATAAGTTAATTGATAAATTCAAATGATATGGCGGATATAAAGAATTTAAGACCATTTATTCTAAAATGGGAAGGGGGATTGTCAAGAGACCCAAATGATACAGCGAGCAGGGTATGTTGTCCTACGCCCTACAAAGTGAAAATGGGCTATCATACGAATAAGGGCATAACTTATAATGTATGGCGTTCGGTGTTCGGATTTGACAACGATATGAGGTTCTTGGAGATGAACGATGCCGATTGGGATATAGTGATGAAAAAATTATACTGGGATAGGTGGAAAGCCGATGAAATTAAAAACCAAGCGATTGCCAATACCCTTGTAGACTGGGTTTGGGGAAGTGGTGTTCATGGCATTAAAATCCCTCAAAGAATGCTGGGAGTTACAGCTGATGGCGTGGTTGGTGCAAAGACCATAGAAGCGCTGAATAACGCACCGAAAGACTTCTTGCAAAGGCTCTATAAGGAAAGGGAGGATTTCCTGCATAGAATCGTAAGAAGCAATCCGACTCAAAAGGTCTTTCTGAAAGGCTGGATGAACAGAATGGCAGATTTGAAAAAGTGGAATGAAAAGTTTGCCAAGTAAAGAAAATACACTATAATTGTAGTGGGTAGAATGCTATTTTGGGTTTATTTTTCATTATTGTAAGCAACATCTTTATGAGTGTTGCTTATTTTACTATTTTATTGTATATTTGTGAAGTTAATTATCTAAACAAAGGAGTAAAAACAATTTTCTTTTTACCATTTGAAGTCTTGCGTGCTACGCTTGGGGTTAGTAGAATGGCATGGGGAAAATTAAAAAAGAGCGTGAGTTTTCACGCTTTTTTGTTTACAACATTCCATTATAAATTGTAATCAAAAGATTTTGTTTACAATATCTTGTTTTCTATATTTGCAAAACAAAGCAGGATGCTTGGTAATCTTCAGATACCAAGTCATCTCTTTCTAAAATCAAGAAGTCTGTAACTTTCCTAGGGTTTGAGACTTCTTTTTTTGTATATTTGCAACACACAAAGACAGAGTTTTCACTCTTGAACAATTAAACAGAAGCAGTATCCGATTAAAGATACTGCTTTTTATCTTATTTAAATTTAGGCATCATCGCTCTTGCTTTTTCAAATTCTCTTTCTTGGTGTTTAGTAGCATATATTTGAGTTATCTTTTCAGAGGAGTGTCCAAAGATTTGTTTTACTGTTTCTATATTCATTCCGTTGTCTTCTTTATCATTTGCACCTTTATGCTTTAAACCATACATTTTTTTGTCAATTCTTAATATTCCTTTTACATTTTCTCTCCAAAGGTTGCCTGCTACATTGATAGACATTTGATGTGGCGAGGGTTTGAATAATTTATTTTTTCTTCTGCAGTAGTGACTTTCAATTCCAAATAGATAATAATTAGGATTTGACAAATCAAGACCTAATAAATCATTTTTTAAATCCTCTGAAAAAGGGACTTTCCTTGCTTTTGTCTTTGTTATTTCTGATGGAAGCAAAAATATGTTCTTGCTGAAATCTATCATAGAACATTTTATTTGCCTTATTTCATTAGGTCTAATTCCGCATTGATATAATATTTTAAGGAAGATATTAAAATTAGGGCAAATATTATTGAAATGCTGAATTATCAAGGTTTGTTCTTCTGGCGTTATCAGTTCCATTTCTATTGGAGTTTCTTCTGGTAAGTAATCTAATCCTTGAACAGGGTTGTTTTTGATTATAAACTCCTTTTTTAACGCTGTGAAAATAGACCTTAATACATTAGATGCCTTATTATATCTTTTATTAGACCATTTTTTAGACTTTTTTACTTTATCAAGGAGTATTTTTATATGATAGGAATCAAACTCTTTAATATCGTGGTTTTGCCATCCTAAACTAAGGATAGTTGGTTTTATGGCACGATAAATAGATGAATAATCCTGAAAGGTCTTTTTGGCTAATTTCCCTTTAAAAATTTCAAAGGCGAAATCAAATGCCTGTATAATGTTGTATCCTAAATCTTCTGGTTGTGGCAATCCTTTTTTTGATGGATTCCATCCTTTTTTTAGGTCTCTTTCTATAAAAGATTGGAGGACTTCTGCTTTTAGCATTCTATCAGCATAATTGTCCTCTTTTGCTAATCCTTTATAAAACTTTTTAATAATCTTTCCACCAGAATAGATATATACATACCATTTTTCAGACAAGTCTGCTGGTGCATGAATTTTTACTTCGTAACTCATTATCCTATTATTTTTTTTGTAGGGAGGTTGGATAATGAAAAACTTACTGTCTTTTACTATTTTTTACTACAAATCACTTGTCTTGTTTTTAAGGTATTGATTTATAGTAAATTACAAACTTTGTGGAGCTGGAGGGATTCGAACCCTCGTCCAAACAAGCAACAAATAAACTTTCTACATGCTTATTTTGTTATTATTTTTCGACACAAAGCAGAGAACAAACACCCAACTTTATGCTTATCTTCTAAATTTTTCGTCCTTTGGTCGAAGCTCCCAAAGGCTTATTTCCGCATTTCCTATGCCCCAGAATCGGACGCCGCAGAACGGAGCTTCCGTGAGACATCTTGTTTCCTTACTATACTTCGGGAAAAACGCTAATCTTACTATACTTCGGATTAAGCAGCAAGAGCATACTCTTCGTTGCCAGTTAAAATTTGTAGCAAGGGATTAAAGAGATCGCGCTACGGTTCTCTGCATGCTTATTTACCCATTGGTCTTGCTGTCGAAACCGGTCAGCCCCAATGAATTTTGGGAGCAAATATAATGAAAAAATAAATGTAATGGGACAATAAATTTTTTTTAAAATTATTTCTTCACTTGTTTCAGCCATTCTAAATAGCCCATTACCGCCATTATCGTAAAAACTAGATACTGTAATGATGTGATTCCCAGTCCCTTGTAGAGCATCATCGGGATGCAGATTAAATCGCCTACAATCCAAAAAAGCCAGTTTTCTACCTTTCGTTTTGCCATGAACCACATCCCGATGAGAAACAGGGAAGTAGTGAAAATATCCAGCCAGTTTGCCCAGTCAAGCTGTTGAAAACCAAGACTTACGCCGTTCATAGAGAAATGATTGTCTATAAAAGGTTTGAAATAATAAACTCCACAGACTGCCACAAAACTCATCGCAAACAGATTTAGTCCCACCAGCCAGTCTTTTTTCTTGGCAAAATCTACGCTGATGATTTGGTTTTCTGTGTTTTTGTTCCAAGAAATCCAGCCGTAGATGCTCATAATGCTGTAATAAACATTGATAAGCATATCGCCCAAAAGCCCAAAATTAAAGAGAATATAAACATAAATCGTAGTGCTGATGATGCCTGTGGGATATACCCAAATATTTCTTTTCACGGAGAAAAAAACACTCAGCAGACCGAAGAAAGCAGCTACAATTTCCAAGAAAATTTGAAAAAAAGTATATTCCTCGTAAGGTTTTATAAAAAGTTCATATAAATTCATCAGAGTTATTTGATTATCTTTGTACAAAATTAAACAAAAATGGAGAACATCACACTAAACACCATACCAGAAGCCATAGAAGACCTTAAAAACGGCAAAATTATCATCGTAGTAGATGATGAAAACCGCGAGAACGAGGGCGATTTCCTCTCTGCAGCGGAGCTGACCACTCCCGAGATTATCAATTTTATGACTATCCATGGGCGTGGGCTTATCTGTACGCCACTTCCCGAAAGCAGGTGTGATGAACTGGGCTTAGAATCGATGGTTTCTCGCAGTACCGACCCAAAAGAAACAGCATTTACGGTATCAGTGGATTTGCTGGGAGATGGCGTATCTACGGGGATTTCAGCGAATGACAGAGCCAGAACTATTTTAGCCCTGATGGATGAAAAGAGCAAACCTACTGATTTCATGCGCCCTGGGCATATTTTCCCTCTCAGAGCCAAAGAAGGCGGAGTCCTAAAACGCGCAGGACACACCGAGGCAGCGATAGATTTGACCAGACTCGCAGGGCTGAAAGAGGGCGGAGTAATCTGCGAAATCATGAATGAAGATGGAACGATGGCAAGGCTTCCGCAGCTGGCAGAACTTGCCCGAAAACAAAATCTAAAAATAGTTTCCATAGAGGATTTGATAGAATACCGCCTGAAAAATGGAGATTTGATAGATAAAATCGAAGAAAGAGAAGTGAAGACTTTTTATGGAGATTTCAGGTTTTATGCCTTTAAGGAGAAATACACGGAACAGGTGCATTTTGCTTTATCCAAAGGGAGCTGGTCGGTAAATGATGAGGTTCTTGTGCGGGTGCAGTCTTCGGGTTCTTACTTTGATGTGCTGAGTATTTTGGCTAATGGAGAAAAGTCTTTATTGGAGAAAATCACCGCTAAAATAAACGAAGAGGGCAGAGGTGTGATAGTTTTCATCAATAATGTTTCCACTACGGAGAATACACTGCGAAAACTTCAGCAGTTCATCAATAATCAAGAAAATACAGAGGTCAAAAGTACTCAGAACTTTAAAGATTATGGAATAGGAATTCAGATTATCAAGGAATTAGGAATTCATAAAATAAAAATTTTATCTCAAAATACAGATCAGAAACCAATAGTAAGCGGTTATGATGTGGAGATTACAGAAATAGTAAAGATTTGATATTATGGTAGTTAAGTTATTGTATAAAAATGATGCTTTCGAATGGGTTGATATTCAAGATATGAAATATGAAAATATTTCAGAAATATCTAAACAATACAAAATCAATATATTACACCTAGAAGATTGTATTAATGCCAATCATCTTCCCAAAGCAGAAGATTTGGACGAAATTAAATTTATTCTAGCGAGAACGAGTTCTGAACCAGGCAACAAGTTTTTGAATTCTATTAACGATATTAGTACAAAAGTTGGGATTTTCATTAAAGAAAATCTTATTTTGACGATTCATAGAGTTGATAATGAGCGAATTAAAAAACTCTCGGAAAAACTGAAAAATGGGACTTTTCAGGCTGCTAATCCCTATCGGATAGCTTTGGAGCTGGGCTTAGGTATTTTGAAATCTTATAGAAAAGAAAATCTCAATCTTTTGGAAAAAATGGAAAAAATAGAGAATGATATTTTCACTAAAACGGATTCTAACTCTAACGAAGCCAAGCGTCTATATAGTTTGAAAAGGCGAGCGAGTCTTAATCTGAAACTGTTGTCCATTTCTAATGAGTGGGTTCATTTTTATGACAAGCTCCCGATAGAAAAAATAGAATTCAACGATTTGAAAGATACCTATACGGAGGTGATAAGTGGTTTTGAATATCTTAACTCGCAGTCTACCAGTCTTATAAGTCTATTTTTGTCGCTGATTGACCAGAGAAATAACGAGACCATGAAAATTTTAGCTGTGTATTCAGCGTATTTCTTGCCGATAACCTTTTTGGCGAGTCTTTACGGAATGAACTTTCAGGAAATGTTCGGAATAGACCATGAATACGGCTTTTATTGGATGCTTGGCATCATGGTGGTCATCGTGATAGTGACTTCTATTTTCATGAAAAGGAAAAATGTGAAATAGTTAAAACGCTGAATATGAGTGATATTACGCAGAATCAAAAAAGTATGAAAAAATTTTATGATGATATTTCGGAGAAATATGATTTGATTTTTTCATTGTCTCCACTGCACAAGACTTTTTTTGCAGAGGAAATAAAAGGCAAAAAGGTTTTAGATGTGGGCGCAGGAACAGGGAATTTGTCCCAATATTTACTTGGCGAGAATTATGAGGTTACAGCTATTGATATCAATGAAAAACTCATCAAAAAAGCAAAAGAGAAAGGCGTAGAAATCGTTAATATGAGTATGCTTGATATTGACAAGCTTCCGAAATTTACGACCATTATCAACATAGGAAACACGCTTCCTCATTTGGAAAACAAGAAAGAGATTTCAGATTTTTTACAGAAAGCCTATGACCAGCTGGAACAAGGCGGGAAACTGATCGTCCAAATGGTAAATTTTTGGAAATTCACATCCAAAAATAAAGAAGGAAATTTTTTAGGAAATTTGCCGATGATTGATAATGAGGGAGTTACTTTTGAGCGTTCTTATTATTTGAATGAAGAAGGAAACATTATTTTCAAAACTATTTTAGATAAAAAAGTTGAAAACGAAGAGGTTTTGATAAATATTGATTATCAAGAACTTAAAGGGTTTTTGGAGAATGCAGGGTTTAAAAATATTCAGCTTTATGGCGGGTTTAATAAAGTTGATTTTAGCCCAGAAAACTCTATGCCTGTGATAGTTACAGCAGA